ATCAATTTGAATCTCAAATATTTCCAACCATTACTAGATGGACAAATGAAGAAGCGAGAGCATAAACCAAAAAAGTACCTTAGTTCTGTTTACGATTGGAAAAATAAAACCAGTTGGCCGTTCAAAGGAGACGTTGATGACCCTGAATATTTAAAAGCAAGGTCTAAACTTTTTCAAGAGAACGGTAACGGCTGGTGGTGGGGTCAAAAGAAACCAGAGGAGCAATAATGAACATAGATTGTCCTGTAATAATACCTTATTATGGTGGAAAATATTATCTAAGTCAAAAGCTAGTTCCTATGATTCCAGCTCACGATAAATACATAGAAATGTTTGCTGGGGGTCTCTCAATGTTCTTTAGGAAAAAGAAAGTAGGGTGGAATGTAGTTAACGATTTAGATAAAAATGTAGTAAACTTATATACTGTTTTAGCTGAAAAATTTGATGAGTTTGTTCATCATATAAGCTGGTATGTTAAGAGCAGGAGTTTACATGAAATACTTAAAGAGTACATTAAAAGCACAAAAGTTGAAGTCATACCAGACGCTAAAAGAGCAGCTAGATATTACTATTTAATTCGTTGTTCATTTAATAATAATCCTCAAGGGACATTTAGTAAAAACTCAGCTGACTGGAATACTGATAACTTAATTAAAGATTTAAAGTATTCAAGAAAATATCTTAATGATGTTTTAATTGAAAATTTAGATTTCAGAACATTGGTGGATAGGTATCCTCCTAATAAAGGAGATTTTTGGTACTTAGACCCACCATATATTGTGGCAGGAACTAGAAATGATTACTACATACACTCTCTTGGCGAACAAGACCATATTGACTTGCGCAACATTTGTAAAGTTATAGATGATAGTGGTGGTAATTTTATGGTAAGCTATGATGATAAACCTGAAGTCCATGAACTTTATAAAGATTATGTAATAGAGGCTATTCCAGTTAAATACGCTGGTCAAACGCAAAAAAGAGAATACAAAAACGAATTAGTTATTACTAATTATGACAAAGTAGCTTATCAAGAAACCTTATTCGATGGAGGATAATATGAAAACAGATATCAAACTTCCCCCAAACGATATGGAAGCAGAAGAATGTGTACTTGGTGCTATACTATTAGGAGGATGGGATACATATGATGCAGTTTCAGCAATCATACAAGATGATGAAGCTTTCTATGACCATTTAACTAAACATACTTGGAGAGCTATGGGAAGACTTAGAAGAGCTGAACAAGTAATAGAACCTCTGACACTGTTAAACGAAACCAAAAAGAAGAATAATGCCGTTACTGCATATTGGATGACTGGGCTACCTGAAAAGGTTGTCGGGGCTGCGATGGCAAAACAGCATGCTAAGATGGTTTGGGAAAAATTCGTTCAACGACAAGTTGGAAAGACCGCTTACAAACTATATAACGCAAGTTTCTCTAATATAGACACTACTCGTGCTATCTTAGAAGAACATGGCAGGTATGTAGATGACTTAAGGGCTCTCCTGCCTTCCAGGAATGGGGATATAGGTACGATAATTAAAGAGACAGTAGATAAGATTATCAAAGGAAACGCTATGATACCCTTTAATTTTAAACCATTAGATGAATTTTCAGGCGGAATGACGCGAGGTGAAATAACCGTACTAGGCGGCAGACCAGGACATGGCAAAACTACTCTTGTAGTTAACCTTATTAGAAAATTAGTTGAAGATGGTAAGCGAGTATTGCTATTCAATCGTGAAATGAGTAATACTGAAATGATGAGAAAAGTAATAGTGATGGAATCTAAAGATATAACATATGACGATGTAAGAAAAAATGTGATTCCTAAAAAAGTTGAAGAAAAATTGTTAAACGGAGTTTCATCCACTGTGAGTGATAAGTATGCCAATTTAGTAATGTATGAAGATATACGCTCATTGGAAGAATCCCTCGGTGAGATTACTAAGTTTAAACCAGATGTGATTATAGATGATTACATTCAATTGATTTCAGTTGGGAGTGCTTCTTTAGAACGAAGATTCCAGTTGGAAAAGATTATGAATGATTATAAATGGATTTGTAAAAAAGAAAACTGTTCTGCTATCCTAGTAAGTCAGTTAAACAGAGAGATAGAAAGAAGATTCGACCCAAAACCTAAGCTTAGTGATTTTGCTGAAAGTGGAGTTATAGAACAGTGTGCTGAATCCGCGCTGTTCGTATACTATCCCTACCAGTATGATGATGAAAAATTTAGTCCATATTCTATTAGCGTAATAGCTGCTAAATCTAGATATGGATTAACTGGAGAAAGCACTTTAGGTTTTAATGGGAATAAGTGTAGATTCTATAATACAGAATCGAAAGCTTTACTTGAATCTAAAAAGTGATAATAAGCAAACACATCAGTTGCCGAGGTTGTAGCTATCAACAGCGCGGTGACTGTTTGTGGTTTGCAAGACCCAAAAGTATACCTCATGAAGTATTCTCGAAAGGATGTAAGCATAGAGTGTCTAAAGTTGAATCAATACCTCATCACCCAGCTGTAGAAAGGATTGTAGACCTATTCCACGGCGAACTGATATAGCATACATAGGAATAGACCCTGGTTATAACGGTGGTATATCAGTTGTGTGGCCAGATAGAACTATTGATGCTTATAGATTCCCAGCTAAACTATACAAACTTCCTAAAATATTACTGTCTATTAAAAATCATTGTCATGTAGAAGGATTTAAAGAATGTTGGATGATAGAAGATGTTCATGCATTGAGAGGTTCGTCAGCTAAGGGAACTTTTACTTTTGGTAGAAATTTAGGTGTTTGGGAGGGTATCCTATCAACACTAAATATAAAGTGGATAAAGATTAGTCCTAAAGAATGGCAAAAAGAATATAAATTAACAGTTCAAGGCAAAGAAAGAAAAAACAAATTAAAAACATTCGCTCAAAGATATGTTAATAATTCTAAAAGTACGTTCAACGTTACATTTGCAACTGCAGATGCTATTTTAATTGCTAAATATTACAAAAGAAAGGGCTTTGGCTATGAAAAACTTTAAATTAGGGAATAAATACGCAGGGATTCATCTTACAAACAATATATTTTCAATAGGATTTTTCCCATTTGTATTATCATTCGCAGCTACACCTAGGTCAATAAGGATAAGTATAACATTTTTTAGTATTTGTCTTGATGTAGGAGTGTCAAAAACATTTAAATTTGAATGATTATCTCCATTCAACAACGAGGGCGATATTTTGGCTCGCGAACCTTAACCGATGAAGGTAAATCGGGGTATTGCCCTTAATATTCTATTAAATTTTCATAGTCAGTTCGAGACTTCTGCTTTTGTATAATATTAGATAGATTCTTCATCTTAGTCTTATTATCAGCTCTTGGGTCGTACATTTTATTTCCTTTAGTTGGAACACCAATCATCGACCTTAATCCCTTATTGACTTCTTTAGTAGTTTCAGAAGGATATGCTTTAAATAGATGTCTTATCATATCATATCCTCTTCCCTCTACTATAGATGGTATTATCTTAGACTGTAATTGACCTGCCATTGTATTAATCTTATACCACCTAGATTCTGCTTCCTTGTCTTTAGTCATTCTAGAATAATCAAGGTTACCAAAGCTTATTTTATATAAGTCTGATTTTGTTCCATTTAATAATCCTGAAGCTTCAAAAGCATATCTAATATCATCAGGTAATGGCCCGAGGAACTCACCTACAATTCCTCTTGTTATTTTATCAGTGTCATCTCTATCAACTATAGTTTCATGCAACCCTTTTATTTTTTCAATGGTATCATTTTCATAAATATTATATGCATTAACATTAAATATTCCACTTAACAATCCAACCATAGCATATATAGCACCATATCTATAGTGATACATCATCTCAGGAGATGTCCAATCCCCAACCATAACAGATTCTTTCGCACCCCTTATCATTTTAGCTTGTGTAGATATTAATGAATGAGGGTAATGCATTAACATATTAAACCAAGAAGATACAGCACCAGCTGCAACTTTTCCAGAATATATTGGATTACCAGCTGAATCTAATTCTCCAGGGACTCCTCTAATAAATTTTGATTTAGCATGTGGAGCATATTCATAAGCCCAACTATTAACTGCTTTAAGAGCAAAATTCTTAGCGTCTTGTTCAATTATCTTAGGTGCTCTATTAGAACCAAATTGTCTTTCAAGACCCTTCATATAGTTACCATTATTAATCATAGTATCGTAATAGAGAGCCATAGACCTTCTGAACATATATCTTCTTTGCATATTTTCAGTAATTCTATGAAATACTAGAGACTTGTCAACAGTCCAATTCATTCCCTGCTTTAAAACCTTGCCAATCCCAGACCCATCTTTATATTCAAAAGAGCCAGTAGCTTCATTAAATTTAATATCTTGAACCTTTATACCCTCTGATGGCAATAAACCTTGAGTGATTAATTCCCTAGCTCCCTCAGCCTCGTTAAAGGCGAAACCAGTTTCCTTTTCAGCGCTATCTACCATATCTGATAGTTCTTTGCTTTGCAGTGATTCCTTCGCACTTTTCATTGCCTTATGCCCATAATAAGAATAATAGAACCCAGCAGATGCCAAGTTTCTAACAGAACCAGTAAACCCTAAACCCATAGTCCTAATAGCTGTTGTCGCCCCTATAGTATATGTTAAATCGTTTATCCATTTAGGTCTATCTGCATATCCTCTTGTAGACACAGTGTAAATATCTTCTAAATAATCAGACATACTCTGAGTATAATCACCAGTTATTTTTTTATTTTTTGGAAGTTTTCTTAAAAATTTTGTATAACTTGATTTAAGTCTTTGTTGTTTATTAAATGTAATAACATCAAATCCATAAGTTCTCATCACTGCCAAAGGGTCTTGCTGATAATATAAATCTATATTTTCTAATCTTTTTTTAGAATGCTTATGTTGACCAAAGTCTTCAATGAGCGGCAATAAATCATTTATTTCCTTTTCACCAATTCTAGATTTCTTCGCATCATACTCAGTTATATTTCTTGCATATATAGAATCAACCTTTTTT